ATTTTCCTTACTACATCTCCTTAATATTTTTGCATATTATACCACATATTAAAAATTTATGCAAATTACATTATTTTACAAAGTTATCCACAAATCATTTTTTTCTTTCCACAATTTGCAAAAAATTATCCACAGATTTTTCGACTTTTTATTGACAATATATTCTTTTTTTGATATATTGTTTTTATCGTTTATATATCACTCTAACAACAGGTATATTAATCAGCAGTTATGCTGCTGATAGCAAGGCAGTTTCCGTTCATAACTGTTGATAAACTGTACCTGTTCCGCAGTTTAAAACTTGCTAAGAAGGGAGTGATAAAGTTGGAAAAAAGTAACAACAACGATTTAGCAATAAAATATCTCGGTAGAGCTTTAATAGCATTTATAATTGGATTTTTTGTGTATTTGTGTGCTACAATAGGATACAATACATATCTGTCTTTTTCAAAAGAAAAAATTGAAGTTCATGCGGAGAACTCCAATTCGGTTAGATAAACGATACTTTTAGTAGAGGCTTTGAGCTTCTACTTTTTTTATAAGCATACAAGATAATAGACAAGCAGTTATTATTATCTTATTTATATATATTAAATATCACAACTATTTATTTTAGTCAAGATATTTTTAAAAAAATGTAACATAATCCTAACATTTCTTTTTCCATCTGTCAATATTATAGCATAAATTTTATGTAATTTCAAGTAAATTTTGCCTATTTTTAGCCCAAAATCCACCTCTTACAATCAATTTTAAGCCGTTTTATTTTTCAATTAATGTAATTATATGCCTTGATTTATATACTATTTTAATATTTTAGAAAAATATATTGTATTCCGACTTATATTTGATATATAATGCATTAAAAAAGGAAGTGATTTTATGGATGAAAAAAATAAAGAATCAAAAAGTCCTAAAGATTTATATATTGAGCAAGAATATTCTAAATTTAATGATATGACAGAAGGTCAACTTGCTGATTATTTAGCTGAAAATGAATCTGATTTTTAATAATAGTTAAAGCAGACTAGGAATTAGTCTGCTTTAATTTTATCTATAATTATTAACATTAATATAAGCAATTCTGCCATTAGCATTTACTCTAACCTTATCTACATATGAATTTATATGTTTCAAAACTGTTACGGTAGTATTAGCTTTATATTGATATCTCACACCACTCAAATTTGATTTTGAGTATAATGTACAAGCTTTTATTTTTCTAGTTGTGCTTTGAGTTTTTGATACTGATACATTTGTGCAATTACTGTTGTTTATGTATGCAATTCTTCCTGTTGCATTAACTTTAACTTTATCTACATTACTTGATATGTTTTGTAGTATTGTTATAGTTGTATTTGCTTTGTAATTGTACTTATAACCTGTTAGATTTGAATTACTATATAAGATACTATCTCTAGTTAATTTCTTCGTTTGTCCGACTGTTTTATTAATATCTAATGTATTAATATCTCTACTTGTATATGCTAAAGATATCCAGCCTAAATTTGTTTTTCCAAATCCATTTGACTCTGCTAATATAGTTACTATTGAATTTTTAGCATAGCCACCAATTCTAGTATATGATACATTAGCTCCATTTCTTATATTTAATCCACCATTTGCTGTAATTCTAACTTGATAATTTACTGTATTTACTTTAGATTCTACTTTATCTGTTACTACTGTTGTAGTTGTGTTTTCTTTTATGTCTGTTCTATCATTTTTGAAACAGAAGAATTTTTGATAATTTGCATAATTTCTAAAATTTTCTTTTGATACATATACTGTATTACCTTTTACTTCTGCTTTTCCTATACGTGTACTTGTTGAGAATTTACCGTTGTATAAGTAAGGGTCATATACTTTTATATAATCTCCTTCAACTCCTGTTAAAACTATGAAATGTCCTCCATATGTAAATAAGCCTTGATTACAACTTGCTATTATATAGTTATTATCTTTTAATTTTGCTATTGCATCATCTAATCTATAACATTCGCTATACCCTATATTAAATACATCTGCTGTCCATTTGAATGCTGACCAATATGTTCCTTGATTTGCACTTCTATAGCCATATTGCATATATAAATTAGCCATTGTGTCTGGTGTTATATTTCCTTTTATAGAACTTACTACCATTGCTGAACTTGTAGGTCCACATCCACTTGTTCCTATTGTTTGTGTACTATTTCCTACAGATGTATATAAATAATTTTTCCATCTATTGTCTAATTGTGAATAATATGTTAATCCTGCATATTCTCCAACTTGAACATTTGGTGTTTTTTCAGAACCTTCATAAGCTACTAATCCTTGTTCTTCAAATCCTTCTGCTTCTGTTTCTTGCACTTCTAATGATTGCTCATCATTTTCTGTTAATTGTGGTATTTCTGTACTAGATTTATTTATTTCATCTACTACCGTACTTATTGCCTCTGATATTTTATTTGTATCAACTTGTCCTGTTTTATCATACTCTAAATAACAATTTAATAATAAAACACTAGCACATAATATTGATATTATTAAGCCTATTGTTCGTTCTTTGCTTTTAAATATATTTTTTAATTTATCTTTCATTATAATCACCTCTTACATAAATTTACTTAATCCTAATGCAAAAGCTATTGCTGTTAATGTTATTCCAGTCACAAAAGAAATTACTTTGCCTTTTACTTGTTTTTTAGTATCTTCATAGTCCTTAATTGGCTTTTCTTCTATTATTTTTAAGCGTTCATTCATTTTGTTTTGTTCTTCTCTCATTGCTTTCATTTCTGTTGCTATTTCTCTTACACTTAATGTTAAGTCATATATGTTCTCTACTTTATTTTCAACAACATCTATTCTTTTTGTATTTGACTTTTCTCGTTCTTCTAAGTGTGCTACTTTTTCAATTAATTCTGTATCTTGCATCTTTACACCTCCTAATCAACATAATAATTTATATAAAATGCAATTTGCCCTTTTTCAAAAGTCTTTTCCGCATCCCAATTAAATAAAAAGACTTCTCCTTTAGTATTAATTTCACAATAAACTGTACTATAGCTTCTCGAATATGGATTAAATCTAATTTGATAAGCTGGTTTGTATTTGTCTGGTAATGTTCCAATTATATTAGTCGCAAATGCTTTTAATGTTACATTTTTTTCTGATACTGCCCTTATAAATACTTGCTTTCCTATCATCTTATAATAACATCCATAATCTTCATTTAAATTTTCCCAATCTTCATCCTCTGCCTTTTCATACCCCTCAGGTACTACATCTCCCTCATATTCAATTACAGAATTTGCTGGTATGCTATCATTTGCTTTTATTACTATTTCTTTTAATTCTCCTTTTGAGTTTCTTACTTTCATAATCTACCTCCTAATCTGTTGTTTTTGTATATTCCAGTATAATATATAATTTCCATCCACCAGTAGTTTGCCAATCTCCTATGTCCATTCTTAATACTTGTTCATTTTTATTCAGATAAAGTTGTTTATAATTATGGCTTGTGTTTTCAGAATGAACAGAGCCTAATGCATACAAACTTCCTGTTGATGGGTTATATATTGAACCACTATATCTTGTAATAAAATCAATATTTGAATTAGTATCTAATTGATATTGAGTAGTTCCTGCTACTGTATCAATATGATATACTTTTCGATAAATTGTTTTTCCATCAATCCAAGTACCAATAACTTGTTCATCTGTTGAATACTTTTCTTTTATCATTTCTTCTGCTAATCTTAAGCTTGGTGCATTACTTGTTTTATCTTCTACATTTTCTGTATCTACTATTTTGCCTAAAATCGGTATTGTTGTGTTTTTCTTTTTTATTTTCATAACTTCCTCCTAATCTGTAGTTTTTGTGTATTCTAATATAATCTCAGCAATCCAACCTGACCAAGTATCATTTTTGGAATACATAATTATATTAGTACTATTTATTTCACTTATGCCTATTGCCTGAGTTGCAGATGTCTCAACTGGCAATATATATGTTTGTGTGTTTCCAGTATTATGTAAGAAAGCATTGCATTTATAAACATTTTTTAAATCACTTATATTGTGTTTTATCGATATTGTTTGATAACTCGAATTTGATATAGTTGGTTTTGCATTAATAACTTTTCTATACAATGGTTTTCCATCAATCCAAGTTCCTATTTTCTGCTCTTCCGTTGAATAAACTTCTTCATTTTTCTTTATAAACTCTTCATACACTCCATTTGAGTTTCTGACAAATATTTGTGGTTCTATGTAAGCTTCATATGATGTTGCTTTTGAACCTTGTTCTAATTGCACATTATTAAAAGTTACTGTATAAGTAGAAGCTGTTGTAGTAGCACTTCTGTTCACATATGCAAAAACATTTTGTACTCCTGTTTCATCTGTAGTAAAAGTGATTACTGATTTAAAACTTTTATTTCCATTTTTACACCCATCTATATTATTATCTATATAAAATCCGCAATAAGCTCCATTAGAATTTGTAACATCTGCACTTAATGTATATATTGTGTTCGGTTTTAAATTTAAATTTAATAGAGCATATGCCCAATTACCTATGTTGGTAATAGAAAAACTATTATTACTTTTTGTATTTAATTTTGCATTCGGATATTTAGTTTGAATATTATAAGAATTAAATACATTCTTCCCTTTTCTAAACCACACCTTTTCCCCAGCCGTTGGTTCTTCTGCTCCTACATATACCTCAGCTTTGCCTAATGTTGAGCCTTCTACAAAGTCGTCTTCTTCTACTATTATCTTTGCTGAACTTGGTGCTTCTTTTTCGTTTCCTACAAATACTTCGTTTGCTTCTATATCTTCCCAATTAGCATCTCCGTTAGTTTCGCTTTGCTTTGTTAAGACTTGTCCTTTTGTTCCGCCGACTGGAAGTGCTTGGATATTTTCTATTTTTTGATTTGTTTCTTCTTTAAAATTATTAATTTCTTCATTTACACTAGTAACGTGTGTTTTTACTTTTGTATCTATTTTCTTCCAATTATCATTTAATGCTTTATCTATATTAAATTCTTCTTCTGAATCTTCTATAGAGTCCCACATAAATAAATTTAAAAAATCTGTAAATTTAGACATTTATTTTCCCTCCTATTGTAAATATCCATATATATTTATTGCAGCCCAAACAAAACCAGTTTGTGCAAAACAATCCTTTTCAGCAGAAGGTATTGAGTTCGTTGTAGCTATTTTTATTCTGCAATTTTTCTGTATTTTACTAGCTATATCTTTTGAAACGATTTCTGTCACTTTCAAATTATTTGCACTTGGAACTGCTGGAGTAAAACTATTATTTGAGTTATTAAAACAACCTGTTATTTCGTTATAATAAATCCCTCCAAATTCTGATTTATATTCGCTTTGTTCTTCACCTTGAACATAAACATTATTTGAAATTTCTGCTATATAGCATTTAACATTTCTAGCATATCCATAAACTGTAGAGCCACTTTTCATACTTGTTTTTGTTGGGATGTGTCTTAATTTCAAATATGCAGACGTTATTGTAAAATTAGCTGGTACAGATATATCAATATACAAACTATATTTATCTGCACTAGAAACATAACCAGGTATAAAACCTAACCACCAATATTCCCCAGCACTTTTAGAATCTCCATTAACTTCTGAAATTCCCTTAGCTAGAAATTGCAAATTTGATAAAACACCACCATTTCCTATTAGTTTTGTTCCATTAGAAAGTATCAACCCATCTTTACTAATAGTAACTAAATCTTTTCCATTTGCATCTACAACTTGAATAGAACCATTTGTGTTATTATTTCCACCTAATTTTAAAGTTCCTCCATTTATTCTTTCAGCTGACATTGTTCCAGTAGTAATAAAATCAGCTACTATTTTTCCATCCATTGTTATAGCTAAACCATATGGCCCATCAATTCCTTTGCTAGAATATCCTAATCCATTGATATTCCATCTCCATATATGTTGTGCTTTGTCTATATCTTCATTGTCTGAAATAAATAATTCCCCATCTTTCTTTATTACATATCCTCCATTAAATTTAGTTAATAATTCTGTTGCTTTTTCTACCGCTTCTTGTTTTGCATTAGGTATTTGCTCTTTTATTATGTTTTCTATTTGTTGACTTATTGGCCCTTTAGATGAATAAGTGTTATTTAATTCGTTCTCTCCTTTTGCTGTCCAAGTTTGAGTAACAGAACCATCAAATTCCCAAGTATTTCCCATTATATATGTTAAATATTTAACATCATTAGTATTAGTTATATCGAACATATCTCCTACATCTACTGCAAAATCTGAAATTGTAGCTTTATATGTATATGGTATAAAGGTAAAACCTTGCATTTTTAGTAGTATGCTTTGAGCTATAACATCATTTATAAAAGGATCCTTTTCTTCTAACTCTAAAACATAGCCTTTTTCTGCTCCAATAATATTACTTCCTGCATATTTTATTTTTTGAATTGTAATATAATTTTCTGATGGTAAAAATTGTTTATATTTTCCCCTTGAAATAGATTTTACACTTTCTAATCCATATGTTCTTAATTCCCCATTTCCAAGTCTGTTTAATATATAAAATCCACAAGCACATTCAGATATATAACCTAGTATTTGTTTATATGTATATCCGTTCTGGTACTTTATCTATTACTTTATCTTGATTATAAAATGTAGTTGTATCAGATATTATTTGTACTTGCTTGTGAACATCATCGTATAATTGTTTTAATGTAAACGGTGGTGTTAAATTACATATATACTCATCTTCTAAATATTTGGTTTTATCTATAAGCTTTATTGTAATAGTTTTATTTTCATTTTTCTTAATATCAGTTGCATAAAAAATACCTTGTGGAATCCATAATGAAGATACTTGTTTTATCTTTAATGTATTTACTATTTTCACTAATTCTGTATTTAATTGTCCCACTGTATATAAGTCCTCTATTGCAACACATAATTCTATATTAAATTCCTTATTTTCGAATTTTATATTGTCAAATTCATTATCATAATTTAATAATGTAACAGTTGCAGTAGCTCCATATACTCCACCTATTGTGAATTTTTCACTATCATTAATACTCAAATCATATTTTATGTTTTTTATATTTTCATTGTTTATAGTAATATCATTTATTTTTATTCTTGCTCTTGTTCTTCTATCTTCTTTGTATAATGCTTCCAAATAATATGGGTTTATAATATACATCTAATCACCTACTTTTCTACGAAATCCGCTGTTAATCCTTCCCACATGATACTTCCATCATCTTGTAAAACTGCAATAGGAGAAGTTCTATCTCCTACATACATTCTTTTTGTCTCATATTTTCCAGTTTGTGGGTCTGGATAAGTAACATTAAAAAAAACATCCTTTATGGATGTTAATATTTTACTTATTTCAGCCCAAGTAAGTGGACCCCATTCATTTGATATTTTTCTTTTTATTGCAACTCTGTTTCTATGTAAATTTCCATTTGAATCAGTATCAGAATTATAATCTTGATCTGATATACCTATTTTACACGTTTTAGGAGCAGTTATTTCTGCTCCATTTACTTGTAATATTGACATTTTCCTGCTCCCTTTCTAAATAAAATCTAATATTGGTTTGTCTGATTTTGCTTGTAATGCTTTCATTCCTTTAATTACTGTTCTTGCTAATTCTATACTATCAATACTTAATACTGTGTCTCCACCAGAATTTCTCAAATACTTCAATATTTCCTTTAATAATGAAATCACTTCACTATTGCTTCCATTCCCTTGAAATTTTGATAATTCTTCTGCCATAATGCTATGCAACTTGTCCTCTGGTGCGACAACTTCTCCTTGATGCCTGTTATCACCTATCATTGCAAGTTGTGGTGTATTTGCTTTTACATATCCACCTTGTGCTAGGTACGGAATTTGTGGAACATACACTGAAGGCAACCAGCTAAATGGTTGAAATCCTGCAATAGTAGCATTTCTTATCATTCTTAATGCATTGTTTATAGCATTAAATGGTGTTGCTACCACTCTATTAATTCCTCTTATTAATGAATTTACGATATTCCTAAAAGTATTAGCTATTCCCTGTTGTATACCATCAAATATTCTTCCTCCTACACTAAATACATTTTTAACAGCATTCCATGCATTACTAAATATATTTCCAAACCAAGAAGCAACATTTCCAAAAACATTTTTGATTCCTTGCCATGCTCCAACCGCTCCATTTTTAAGTCCATTCCATAATTTTCCAAAAGTATTTTGTATTGGATTTACTATTGTATTATTAAACCATTGGTATGCATTATTCCATGCATTTTTAATTCCTTCCCAACACTTACTTGCAGTTTCTTTTACAGTATCCCAATTTTTTACTAATAATACTACTATTGCAATTAGTGCTGCTATAGCCGCCACAACCAAAGTTATAGGCGATGTTAAGACTGTTAATGCAGTATTAAATAGCCATGTTGCTGCTGTTGCTGCTGTTGTTGCCACTGTACCAGCAATAGTTGCTGCAGTATTTGCGATTTTTGCTCCTGTATTGACAACCCATTGTGTTGCTTGTTTTACTAAAGCAACTGTACCAGAGGCAATGCTTTTTACAAAGTCCTTCGCATATAATAAATTTAAATTTATAGTTTCTGCTTTATCTTTTATTTTTGCAAGTGTAGAACCTGTAATAGCTAATGTTATATTTTTTAATGCATTAATTACTCCTCCTGATTGTGCTATAAATGACATCAATTCTACTGTTTTCCATGCTCCGAAAAATCCTAACACTGCAATTTCCATTCCAGTAACAATACTTTGATTATTGCTCATCCAGTCCCCTATTTTTGTTAAAGCATCTGCCAACAAATTCAGTGTATCTACTATTACTCCACCTGTCCACTTTGCGACAGGCTCTAAAAAATTATTCCAAAACCATTGAAAAATTGGTTCAAAGGCTGTTATTAATGGATTTAAAACAGTTAATGCACCTGCAACTAAATTCAAAAATGCTGGAAGTAAATCTTGTATAGTCCATTTGGCTAATGGGACTAAAACATTGTCATATAACCATTTTAAACCATCTTTTATTGTGGTTATCAGTGGTTGTGCTGCTTCTTTTACTTTGTTAAAAGAATTAATAAGCGGTTCAAAATTAATATCGCCAAATATTTTTCCTATATCACTTGCTTGTTTTTTTAGATTATCTGTTAAATTTAGTCCATTTGTATCTATTTTTCCAGCACCACTACTTGAAGAAGTATCATCACTACTTGTTGTTAAATTATTAATTTCATCTATTCCACGTAATCCTAATAAATCCTTTTTGGCCTTCTTTGCACTATCACCAATGCCACTTACTGCATCACTTGCTTTTGAAGCATCAGATGCTAAATCTGAAACTGTATTAAAACTATCATCTCCACCAGCATTTCCAAAAATCATTTCTGTAAATGATTTAAAAGCATTTGCCAATACTTGAATTTTAGATAGTACCATATTTATTCCTTTTACTATCGGTGTAAATATGTTAATAAATCCTTGTCCTAAAGTTGCCTTTAGTTCGTTAAACCTTAGGCTTAATACTCTTGTTTGGTTTGCCCAACTATCACTAGTTCTTGCAAAATCTCCATTTGCTATATTTAATTTATCTAATACAAATTTATATCTTAAAGCTACTTTTTCTTGTTCTGACATTTTAGATGTTGTTTTTCCATAGCCATTTGCCAATGCATATTGGTCTAGTGCATTTTGTGTCATTACAACACCTAAATCTTTTAATGTTTCTGTTTCACCAGTAAATACTGATTTTAACTTTGTATAAGCTTCATCACTTGATAAATTGTAGAATGAAGCAACATCACCTGTAAGTCCTGTTAAAGTTTCTGACATTGCTAGTGCTTCTTTATTAGAAAAGTTAAATGCTTTTGCCATTGCTCCAAATGTACCAACATATTTTTTTGTTACTGTTTGTCCTAAACCAAATTGAGTTATTGCATTTTCAGCAAATCTATTTACTTCTGTATTTAGATTTCCAAAAGTAACATCAACAACATTTTGTACTTCTGTTAAATCAGAGCCCAAATCGATACATTCTTTACCAAAATTCACTATTGCTTTAACAGAAAATGCTGCTACCGCTAGTTTTCCAATTTTTTTTAATGAATTTTCTATTCCTGAGCTTTTAATAGTATTTGTTGCAGTTTTTATTCCTTTATTAAATGGATTTGAATTTAATAATAATTCAAAATCAACTGAACCTACATTTGTACTCATAAACCTACTCCTCCCCTCTTTTTTAGGATAAAAGCAGGTATTGGCTAACTACTCACCACTTGGTCGTGTTGCTCACTCTGTCTTTTTCATCTATATCAATTTTAATTGTTTTCTTACATCGTATACATTTTATTTCGCCCTTACATTGTTCAACTTTTAACAAAAGTTGATTACAGTTTGGGCATCTTACTTCTATCATTTGTTATCACCAGCCATTTCCTTGAATGCTTTTTGAAATTCTGTAATAACTTTTTCATAATCTTCTTTGCTCATTTTCTTTGCTAATTTATTTCTATATTTCCATCTTATATTTTTTTGTTCTTGTGTGAAATTCTTTAACATTTCTTCATCATCTTCACTACGAATTTGAACAACATTTCCGTAGTGGTGTATCTGACATTAAGCCAGATATAAGGTTACACAATTCTGCATAATTCATTGTGTCTATTTCTTTTCTTATTCTTATTCCATATTGTTTTGCTAAACTTGCCTCAATTAAAGGCCAGTCTTCTTCCATGTCGTACCATAATTCTGTTTCATTATTTGTTTTGAAATCGTTTTTCCATTTCCTCATAAGTAATTTCATTTACCTGTGCCATTATTGCTATAATAATAACTTTTAAGTCTGCAACTTTTACTTTCATTCCTTTTATTTCTTCTAATGCTTCTTTTCCTAGTAATAATTCTATTGCTTTAAATAATCCATCTAAACTATCATCTTTTTTAAATAAATCTTGTGCTTTCAACATTGTCTCTGCTCCGCAGTCTACTTCATATGTTTTGCCTTCTGCTATTGTTATTGTTTGTGGTTCATGACTTAATTTTGAACTAATATCTATATTTGCCATTTCAAATTCCTCCTAAATATATTTATAAGAGGCCTTTAAAGACCTCTTACTTTTTAATATCTTATTTTTTTACTGCTTGTGTTGTTTCAACACTTTGTGGTGATGCTTCTGTGTATGTTGGTTTTCCATTTGACATTACATCAAATTCTAACGGAATAACTTCTGTTGATTTTCCAGCTCCCCAGTTTGTTATGTTAAATATTGCATTTTCAAATACTAATTTTGCACCATTTGGAAATGTCCATTGTAAACATCCTTCAACATCTCTTCCATTTTTTAGTGCTAATCCTGCTACATAATCATTTCCAGTATCTCCAAAATTTCTTTTTCCAGAAATTGAAATAGTAACAGATTTAGAAGTCATTAATCTTCTAACCCATCCTTTTTGATCTAATGGATTCCATTCTTCTACTCCATTGTCTAATTTTACTGAAAAACTTTCCATATCAGCTATATCAGTTAAAGCTTCTTTAGTAGCACCAACTTGGAATTGATTTTCATATACTGGATATACTCCTGTTTTTGCTGCCATTATTTTTCACCCTTTCTATATAATAAATTTAATTCTATTGAAAACTTGTAAATATTGTTTTCATCTGCACCTAAATCAATAGGTCCATTATATAAACACTCAATTGAGCAATTATAATCATCAATAAAAAAAGAACTACAGTCTAATAGTTCATAAATCTTATTGGCCATCTTTTCAGCCATATTATAATTTTTAGTCCATCTTAATAGTAATGTAACTGGTAATATTCCATAACTTTTCAACTTTTTATATTTAGAATTATCTTCTAATTGTCTACGATTAGCATATAAAGCAATTGCTCTATCTTGATTTTCATCCATTTGACCTATGTACCATTTTGGACACTCTGTAATACTAGTTTTTAAATAATCTCTTATTTTAGATACACTAATTCTCGCTATCATTATCCATTTCTCCTTTTTAACATTTGTTTAAAATATTTTATTGGTAAATCTTTTTTGTTTCCAGTAATATAATCATCAAAATAATACTGCTTTGCATTAGGGTTTTTACCTTGTTTTATATGTATTTCTGGGTCGAAATAAACCTTTCTTGCATATACTGTATCTACAACTATTCTAGCAACACCTTTTATAACTTTTTTATCATCTACAAAAGTGCTATCATTTTGCATTGTACCAGTATCAAATGGCATTGTTTGACTTTGAATTAAATCTGTTTTTACCGCTTCTGCTGTATCTATCAATGCTAATCTTGCATTTTCTAATAATTCATTTATATTTTTAGTATTATATGTTATTTTCATATTAAATCAACTCCAATGTTGTATGATGAACGGTTCCGTCTGGATTTCTTGGTCTACTTGCTTGATAAATTTCATACTCTATATCATTTATTATTACTTGTCCACCACTTATTTTCTTTATAGTTGGTGCTATATCTCCAAGTAATATCACTTTTCCCACAAGTTGAATCTTTCTTCCATCTGAACTAATTATAATTTTAGTTGTTTCAACAAATCTACATTTTTGATTTTCTAAATTCAAAGAAGTTAAAGGCTCACCATCTTCTGATAAGCCTTCTTGATATATAACTACATCACATTTATTGTTTAATAATCTTTCCAAGTGCTTTGGATTTAACCTTTTTATCATATAATCCTATTTGTTAATCCTGTTCTTTTTAAATAGAAAAAGGCTAATTTTGATATATTTAGTTTATCTGCCATATCTTGTGATTCCTTTTCATTTACTGTTAAGTCCCCACCTATAGAATAACTAGATATACTGTTATCATCATATAAGCCTTCTTCTTTTATATATTCTGCTTGTAAACAAGTTGCTTTGATTATTAAATCTTTTTGTTGTGTTGTTAAATTATCAAATCCTCTTCTTTCAATTCTTGTCAATGTCGCTCTGTTGACATCTATTGAGGCTAACTCTAAATTTTTTTCTATTTCTTCATCTTCTAATACTTTAGAACCATATTTTGAGTAATCCTCTTTTGTTGCATAAACATTTATCATTTGCAACACCTCTTATTTTTCTTTCTTTTCTAATTCTGCAATTTTTGCTGTTAATTCTTCATTAACTTTTGCTAACTCTGTCTTTTCTTCTTCAATTTTTGTTATTTTTGCTGTTAATTCTTCATTAACTTTTGCAATTTTCTTTAATTCTTTTTCTAAATTAGAAGCTACTTTTTTAGTAGCTCCTAATTTAGAATATCCTCTTGCCTCATATTGTGCTAATTCTTCCTCTTCGATAGACAATAATACATTATCTTTTACTATTTTTATTTTAGACATAGTAACCTCCTATTCTCCAGCATATTCAGTTGTGTCAACATCAACATATATACTGTCAATTTTATTATCTTTTCCATTTGGGAATACAAATGTATCTGATAAACTTCTATCTTGATATAGATATCCATCACCTTCTGTATGTTGACCTGGATTAAAATAATAAATACTTGCAATTTTAGGAACTGTTTTAACAGTTAATGGAGAAGCTATTAATACATTAATTTTATGAGAACCTGTTACCGCTGCTACATGGTTGCTTTCATTTGCTGCTACTTTCTTAACTGGTACAAATCCATCTGTAAAATCAAATTTATCATAAAATCTTTCATCATCAATTACTTCTATTAATGTAACACCATCAATATCTGTAATTCTTGTTTCTATACCAATACCACCTTCTGCAATTTGTGTCATTTCTATTTTTCTTGTGAAGTCTGTAGATTGTTCTAATAAATCCATAATTGTAGAATTTACATATGCAATTAATGCACCTTTTGCTACATATCTTCTTAATTTTCCAGCACTTAACATTACTTTTAATTTTCCATATACATTTTCTTTTGTATATGAAGACAATGCTGTTGAGCTATGATATCCTTCTAATTTTTGTGCTTCTGTAGCAACTTTAGAATAGAAGTATGCATCCATTTCTGGTATTTGTTGTGTTTTGTGGAATACTTCTGAAATATTTTTAATAGATGCTGTTTCATTTGTTTCATCTACATCTATTTTATCTACCAAGAATGATATATCTCTATCATGTGTTAATGTGAAAGGTACATCAGTTTGTGCAAATGTCCCTTTATTCCATCCACCTAGTCTACTGTGTGATTTATAACCACTTGTGCTCATTTGTGTAAAATGAAATGTTTTTGCACTTAACCATTTAACTGCTGTAGTTACGAATGGTGAAGTTAAAGATTCTTGCTCCATAATTTCTAATAGGTCTGGAGACCATACCTCTGCATAATTTAATGCCATAATTAATTACCTCCTAAAATGAATTAAACCTGTTCCATCTTTTTGTGGCTACAGGCTTTTTGTTTTTTTGATTTTCATCAGAGTTACTTTGTGTTGCTCCGAATTTAAATCCTTTTTCTTCTTTTTCTTCTTCCTTTGCTATTTTTAACTCAGGAAATTCAGAAATTACTACGTTGATTTCATCTTCTAGTTTCTTAGCATCTAATACACCGTTTTCTAGAACTTTTGACATATCAACTAATCTTGCTGCTCTTTCAACTTTCTTAACATCAACCCCTGCTTTGGCCATAGCAAGTGCTATTTTGTCAGTATAGTCTGTTTGAACAGTCTCTTTTTGCTCTTCTTGTCCTTTGTCTTCTTGCCTATTTTGAGTTTCTTGAACTTGTTTAGAAGTTTCTCCCTGTTCTGCTTTTTCAGCACCTTTGGCATACATTCTTCTAATAAATCCATCTAACTCATCTTGATTTTTGAAAACTATTGAACCATCATCACCTTTTTGGGCTACTTGTTTTTTAGCTTTCTCACCCTCATTTTTGTTTTCAGTTTTTTGCTCTTTTTGAGCATTATCTGTTGTAGTTTGAGTATCTACATTTTCTTTTTTTTCGTCTTCCATATTGGAACCTCCCCCGTTTAAGGTCCGTCGACCATAATTTTTTGCAATAAAAAAAGAGCCTTTTTAAAGCTCTAATTTTAAAAATGGCACAAGTTAATGGATTTGAACCACTACAAACAGTTTTGGAGACTGTTGTGCTACCGTTACACTAAACTTGCATATAAAAAAGCATTAGTTTATGCTAATGCTTAATTTTCTATTCTTTTTATTATTTTTTCTGTTATAGGTATTACAACTGGATAACCATATCCATACACGGGTCCGTCAAGTGAACTACCTATTTTGGTGATTTCTACTATTTTGCCACTCTCCAATTCTACTATATCCCCTATACAATATTCCATATTTTTTCTCCTTTTACTTATTCAAATTATCAATTGCATATTGTGCTTCGCTTTTTGTGAAACCTTCTACTGATGAAATCAATTGATTATATATTGCTTTACTAGACATACTCATACTTGTTTGATATGTCTTTGCCTTTTCTAATGCGTTTTTATTCCAGTCCGCTTCTATATTGTCTATTGCATATTGTGCAGCTTCTTTTGTAAATCCCTCCACTGATGATGTTAATTGATTGTAGATACCTTGCTTTGACATATGTAGTGAATTAGAATAAGTTTCTGCTTTTTTAAATGCATTTTTTTCTTCTGCAGTAGGTTCTTTACCTAAAGAATAAACTATATTAATTTTATCACCTTGATGTACTACAGTATTAGTTGAAATACTTTGACTAACAAAATTTCCTTTTGGAATATCATTTGAATATTCTTCTATTATTTTTCCGTTAATTCTATTAACATCCATCCATGTTTTTACTTCTTCTTTTGACATAGTACTGAAATCTACAATAGTAACCTCTACTGAATTATTTTTTTGATAATTATTAGTTGAAGTATCAACAGTATTATTATTTTGTGATGTACCTATAATTATTCCTATTACTATAATAATTATCCAAAACCACCATTTTTTATAAATTGGTTTCTTTTCATTTTCTGCATGATTTGCCATAATAACTTCCTCCTTTTATTCTCAAATCTGTCAAATTATGTCGAAATTAACATACAAATTTCGACAGACTTTTTTTTCTTTCTACTTTATAATATATTAAAGAATATTTATTGTATGTGTTTCAATTGTCGTTCAAAATGGGGCACATACGTAACTTACCAAAATGTTTATAATAGTAATTAGGAGGTTTACTATGAATAGTTTTAAAATACCTATAATTCCATCAACAACTCAACGTTCTGTCAGATTTCCAAATAGTCTTATAGATGATGTTGAAGAAGTAATAAGAGGAAAAGAAACAACATTCTCTGCATTTGTAGTCGCTGCAACAAAACATGCTATAAATGAATTAAAAGAAGAAGAAGAAAATACTAATAATTAATTTTTACTTTTATTAAACTATTTATATTTTTTTGAATATTCTTCTGCTTCTTTTTTCATTACCTATACTTTTTTATTCTCCAATTCCCTTATTGCATTTTGTATGTGAATATTATCTACTTTTTTTACTTCATCTATACTATTAAATTTTTCAAAATTTTCCATTATTTCAACTGCCTCAACTACATCTGGAAGCTCTTTTATATCTTTTTTATTATGAAATAATAAATTTATCATATAGTCGGTGTATGATAACATACACAAATACGATTCTATTTCATTTCCCATCATTAATTATCAATACCTTTCTATTAAAAATACAATAGTAATTTTTCCCTTTTATTTTTATTCCATCATATCCCTCTAACATGTATATCAAAGAACGTTCATTATCATATATTCTTTGTAGTTTTTTAGGAAGTTTTTGTGTTCTTGTACTTATATCTTTTAAATAGTCAATTGGTGAATTAAATTCCAATATATTAGCATCTTTACTTAACTTTGCTCTAATTACTTTACCTTGTCCGTTTCCAAATGTATAATTAAGTGTTTCTGCATCCACTAATTCTCCAAAATATATTCCTCTTCCATATTGACTATTCTTTTTATTGCTATATTTAATATCTCCATACAATGTATTTTTATAAGCCTCTTCTGCTGTTCTTCCCTTATAATCTCTTAAGTATCTAACAATTTCTTTACCTTTTATTTTATCATAATTAGTTTGATTTACTATTTGAGGATGATTATCCATTTTTAGTAGCTTTGATGTCAGTTCTTGAATGTTGTTCTCCTTTAATGTATATTTTT